TTTGGGGTCAGCCAACAGGTCTTCATACTCAACGAACAAGAAGTTCTCAGGAGCAAAGTTGTAGCCGTTCTGGAGCGAGATGTAAGCAGCCTTGAGATGATCCATCAACTGACCGGAGTACATGAACTCGTCAAGGTCTTCAGGCTTTGCCACACGCACAAAGGACGCAGCGCAGTCTGGCACTGAACGCACGGTAGCAATGATTTTAGGCTGCTTGCCAAGCACTTGAGACATAGCCGCCATGATCTGCGCGATAGGCCAGCCACGGGACTTGTCGATGATGACAGGGGCAGTCTCATCCGCGTAGAAAGCATCAATAGCGCCACGCATCGTCTGAGCCAGCTTAGTGCGCTCAGGGTCGTTCTCGTTCAGCAACCCAGCGGAATGCCAAGTGTTCGCCAAGCCATCAAGCGCATGAACCAGACCAGACGTTGTTGAAACGTGGGTCATGGGGTTCTGGTTGAGGATGGCAGCTAAGACGGTGCTGCCGCTACGGGGAATGCCAGAAAGGAAGTGGAGTGTTTTGTTCATGTGGGAATTTTAGCTCTTGATTGCTAAGGCTTGGAGGTAGCCATACTGAAATACTGTCCACTTGCAATGCTCAACCAAGTGGTTAGAGCGCCAACTTGTTTTGGACTAGAGTAGTATGTTGTGTTATTAAGACCAAGCTGACCTGCGCTACCATTACCCCAAGACCAAAGAGTACCATCGGTTTTGATTGCGCCTGTAGACACTGATCGGCTTGTCACATTAGCCCAATTGGTTAGTAGGCCAACTTGCACTGGACTAGACCTACTGTTAGTGTCACCTATACCAAGCTGCCCTGCTGTGTTAATTCCCCAAGCCCACAAAGTTCCATCGGTTTTAAGGGCTAATGAGTAGTTGGCATTATCCCTAGAACTAACAGATAACCAGTCGGTTAGCAGCCCCACTTGATTAGGGCTTGATAGGTACGTTGTGTTGCCTAGGCCCAATTGACCTTGAACGTTTTTACCCCATGACCAAAGAGTACCATCGGTTCTAATGGCTAAAACGTGTTGATTCCCACAAGCTACTTGTGACCAAGTTGTTAAAGCGCCTACTTGATTGGGAGATGATTTGCTCTGTGCATAGGAAGAAGTACCCAATCCAAGTTCACCCTTTTGATTATTGCCCCAAGTCCAAAGTGTTCCGTCTGTCTTAATAGCCGCCATAGAGTAGCGTCCACCAGCAACTTTTAGCCAATTAGAAAGTGTACCAACTTGCACAGGGCTTGAGCGATTTACTGTATCTCCTAACCCCAACGCACCTTGGTCATTCCCTCCCCAAGTCCACAGCGTACCACTGGTTGTGATGGCTGCGGAACAAGTGCCGCCGCCGCTAACTGTTTTCCAAATAGCCAACGATCCTACTTGATTAGGAAGTGATTTATTGCCAGACGCATTTCCCAACCCAAGCTGACCACTAGCGTTGTAACCCCACGACCACAGCGTTTTGTCGTTTTTAATGGCTAACGTAAAATTGTTACCGCCGTATATCTTGCTAGTCCAAGTAGCCAATGTACCAACCTGAGCCGGGGAAGAACGATTTGTTGTATCGCCAAGACCTAATTTACCTGCATAGTTTCCACCAAATGCCAAAAGCAAACCCGTTGGGGGACTAGGCCAAGTCCCCGCAGCTACAGCGGCATTCACCTGTGGCATTGTCCAGATGCCGGAGTATTGGACGCCTGATACTGTTGTTGTTGATGGCATAGTGTGTTCTTAGTAGAGAAGGGCGGTAGTAAAGTCTAGTCCCGACGAGACACTTAGCCATGTAGTAAGCGCACCAACTTGCACAGGACTGGAACGATTTGTGACATCCCCTAAACCTAACTGACCTGTACTATTCCAGCCCCAAGACCAGAGCGTCCCATCAGTTTTAATAGCTTCAGTGTGCACCTTACCCATTGCTATTTTCGACCATGTTAGCAATGCCCCGACCTGTTTCGGAGAGTTGTACTGCGTCGTATTGCCAAGACCCAACTGACCTTGGTTGTTCCGGCCCCAAGTAAATAGCGCACCATCGGTACGTACAGCCACTGTGCTTTGATAACCGCAAGCCACACTTAACCATGTTGTAAGCGCACCCAACTGTACCGGGCTTGATACGTTAGTGGTGTTACCCATACCGCCCTGCCCATAATTACTTGCACCCCACAGCCACAGAGTGCCGTCTGTTTTAGTAGCCGCACTAAAATAACCACCAGCCGATACAGTGAGCCAAGTCGATAGCGCCCCTACTTGATTGGGACTTGAGCGGTACGTTGTGTTACCAAGCCCGAGTTGACCACTATTGTTTTGGCCCCAAGACCACAGTGTGCCATCAGTTTTAGTAGCTAGAGTAAACCCCGTACCGCCAGCAATATTACGCCAAGTAGTTAACGCGCCTACTTGTGTAGGGGAGTCTTGGCTTGTGGTGCTACCTATTCCTAATTGTCCATTAGCATTGACCCCCCATGACCACAATGTTCCATCTGTTTTAACGGACAATGAGTGACCACGGCCAGCGGCAACGTTGTACCAGTTAGTCAGTGAGCCTACTTGAATTGGGCTTGAGCGGTATACGGAACTGCTATTGCCTAATCTTCCAGCGTTATTATTACCCCATGCCCACAATGTCCCATCTAGCTTAGTAGCCAGTGTGTGTGCATACCCATTAGCAGTTTTTAGCCATGTTGTTAATGCGCCAACTTGATTGGGGGATGACTTGTATGTAGTATTACCGAGACCTAGCTGCCCAAAATTATTCGTCCCCCACGTATATAAATACGGAAAATAAGTAGTCGTAGTCGTCTGTGCCCCGAGCGGATTAAACCCCGGCTTGACAATGCTGCCTAAATTATGCTGCCTAATAGTCATGGGGCTACCCTCAAGCTGCTATGGATTCGTAGCTCAAGGTGTAAGTGATGCCGCTTGACGTGCCAGAGGTCACTACGATGGAGCTATTTTCCATGAGGTAGATCGAGGTAGTCTTGTCCACAGCAATCACAGACGCACTAGCTGGCACTGAGATGGTGGAGATGACAGGGAAGTTCGTACCAGCACCAGCCGCTGCGTTGTTGATTGCCACAGTTGCGTTGACAGCAGAGCCGCCGTTGACGTTAGCGCATACTATTTGGTTGATCTTGTAGACCAAGCCTGAGCCAGATGCGTTGGACAGCAGCGTGTTAGCCGTTGTGTTGGCGGGTGTGAGGTACGTTGTGACGCCAAGAATTGTGGTGACGTTAACTATGTTTGGGTTTGCCATGATTATTCCTTACAGACCAAAGATCATTGAAAAAGCGATAGCTTGGCCTTTGGTAGCCCCGCTAGGGGATGTGGAAGCAATCTGCTTGACCACACCTGAAGAGTTCTTGAAGTAGAGTTTCTCGTCAACGGTGTTGATCGCCAACTCACCCGCCAGCAGGTTGCCCGCTGAAGGTACAGCCGAAGCAGTCGTACTGTAGTACGTTTGAATGGGTGTGAATCCGGTTTGTGCCATAGTGCTTACCTCAGGTTCTCAAGTTTGTAGAGCGTTTTCAGATACAGGGCGGTCAGTTCGTCAAAGATGTTTTCAAGTGCCGGCACGCCGTTTGAAACTTTGTCCCTATTCTCAGACAGCCAAATGAGGTCAGCGCGTAGCGCCTCGGTAGCGTCTTTAGTGTCTTCGGGGACGTCCTTGATCAAACCGAACAAGCCCTGATGCGCTTCAACGTATTTGTCCAATGCGCTGATTATACCCTCATAAAAGTCGCCTAGGGCTTCATGCTGCGCGAATGAGTTTGTTTTCCAGTGCCTGACGTGCGTGGCATTGCGCGCCTTGAACACTCGGGAGATTAGTTTTTCAATCATCAGAAAGTTCCGCCTGTAATATTGTTCCAACTCGGAGCGCCTGCGCCGCCTGAAACTAGCACCTGCCCGGCAGTTCCGTTGGCTATGTACGCGGTCACTCCGGGGGCTGATTGATAGGGTATCTGGCTCGCCGCGCCGTTAGCTAGGTTGGTCGCCTTAGCCGCTGTGCCGGTAGCTCTAACAAACACCCCGGTGCCGTCACCCGCGTATTCAGCCGAAGTCAGGTGATAGTACTCAAGAGCGGTGCCGCCTTGCAGGTTGGCGAGGTCATTATGGTTTGAAACCGTAGTGCCCGCAAACACAACCGTAAAGGCTGAGTCAATCTGCAGGGCTGTAACCGCCGCTTGAGCCACGATTATGCGACCCACCAGGATAGCCATGGAAGTCAGAATAGCGGGTGGGGTGGGCGAGGCTGACGCCTGAGCCTGATTCAAGTTGTAATTGCCCGTGCCGAGCACGTACGCGAGCTTAGGCAGGGAGTCACCGTCGATGTATCGATACACCCAGTTCACGGCGTATTGCGTACCCGCACCGCTCAAAGTCACAAGGTCAGTACCGTTGTCGTACTGATTGTTGTTGTATATTGAAACTACCGACTTAGTCCAAACTCCCGCCACATGGTACCAGAACTCGCAGTTGCTGGCCGCAGACGTAACCGCCGGTTCAGAGTACTCCGTTGAGGCATACCAAAGCGAACCCGCCGTGAGCGTTATAACCCGACCCGTGGATTCATCCAAAACGAGCCCCGAGGCGCGTTGAATACCGTTGACCAGCAGTGAGCGTTTGTTAGCGTTGCTAGCAGTGGCTAGACCCCAATCAACCGACTGATGATGAACCTCTGTGCCGATGCGGTAAAGCGTGGCCGCACCCACTACATTTGAGCCGTTGATTAAGGCCAAGTTAGTGGTTACTGAGAATACAGGGTTCCCCCCGTTGTATGAAATGATGAGCGCGTTTAGCGAGTTATCAGTGAGCGCCAGCCCGGTTGCCGCTGGGATGACAAAGCGTTTAAAGTCGCCATTGAACCCGCTAGAAGAATACAACAGCGCGTCTACGGATGAACATGAGATAGTTGAACCGCCAACCGCCACAGTTATAACTGTACGGCCCAGTGCGCCGGTGGTGTTTGTGTCAAAATCAATTTGATGAATATAGGCGCTGTTTTTAACAAACATACCCGTGGATTCAACCCAAATATCACCGTCAACCGGGGCGCTGGGTGTAACACCCGCATTTATGTGTAAAGGTACTAAACCTGACGTAGAGCCTGGAAGAGTAACCGCCCCGGTAGCGTCTATGGTCGTAGCTTTTACCGAACTGCGAGCCGTTTCACCTATAGACGCCCCGTTTATAGAGCCGCCGGTTATAGCCACGTTGTTGGCGTTCTGCACAGCCATGGTACCTAGGCCACCGATGTCGCTGGCAGTCAACACCACCGCACCAACCTGTCCGTTGACTGAGCTGACCGAGTTGGTCTGGTCAATCTTCTGCCAAGTCACGCCGTTGAATATAGCCCAGTCACCCACCTGCCAGTCGGTAATGCCGTCTAGGTTGGTGGTTCCAGCAACTGATACGATGTAGTAATAACCGTTAGTGCCTGCGCTTGAGACCAACGTAGGGGTGTTGGTTGACGCGTTCCAGGCTCCGCTGTACGTCAAGCCGCCAGTGAATGAGACGGTTGATACCGAGGTGATTACACCTTTAGCGTTCACGGTCATCACGGGGATGGCCGTTGAAGAGCCGTAAGTGTTAGCCGTTACGCCTGAGTTCGGCAGGTCAGCGTTGACCATCAACCTGAACGAGGCCTCAGCGTCCGGGCCACTTACAGGGCCGGAGAACATTACGTTAGCGGGCTGGTCAGATAGGATAAGTGCCGAACCCCAAGCGGGTGAGCCTGTGCCGCCTGAAACTAGCACCTGACCCAGGGCTCCTGCCGGGCTCACGTATAAGCCATCCGCACCTGACCAGACTACCGCGCCGGGCTGCATCACCAAGCTCCGCGCTGTGCCGCCGTTGCTCAAGCCCAGAATGCCGTCAACTTCAGCGTCTAGCGCGAGGTTCACGGCGGGGTGTTGGTGGTCTGAACGGGCTGAGCTGGTCGCTACACCGGCTGAACCTGAGTTGCTACCCGCCAGGGGAGTTGCATCTGAAAGGTCAACTGTTAGTGTTATGTTGGCGTTCAGAGGCCCGCCACCGCTCAAACCCGTACCGGCGATAACTTGCCGGGCCACGGGCACGTAGCCTGTCACCTCAACAGCCACTGAGGAGGCAGCAGTTACGCGCCCGGTCTCGTCAACCGTGAACACTGGAATTGAAGTCGCCGTGCCGTAAATTCCGGCAGTTACGCCGGTGTCAGCCAGCAGTGCCGTGCCGATACCTTTAGAGGCCACGCTCAGTGTCACGTTGTTGCTCAGCTGACCGCCGCCGGTCATACCTGTACCCGCTATGACTTGACGTGAGGTAGGCACCCCGGCCACGTTCAGCAGGTCGCCAGCGCGTACTTTGTAATTGTTGCCTTGATATACAAACAGCAACAGTCCGTCTTCAGACGCAACGGGGGCGTCTGGCAGCTGCGTAATGCGCGTGGGTATCAGATTGCTGGGCACTTCAGACATGTTTAAATCTCCAGGTATCCATCACCATTTTCAGTGATGAAGAACTCGTCACCGGCTTCTTGAATAAGCCCGGCAGGGCGAGTGTTGACGGGGGTGTCGGGGCGTGTAAAGGGGAGCACGATTTGGTCTTCTTTACGCGGTGCCAGACGGTAAGGGTCGTAATCATCTAGGTCTTCAGCACAGACCTTGAGCCCCGGCGAGTTGGGGTCAGATGACAAGTCAGCGAGCTTGAACTTACGCGAACACCGGGCACAGATGCCGATGCCGTAAGTGGACTCGCCGGTGACATCTAAGAAACGACTCATCGCGTGTACACACCTATTGAAGGCTGAATGAACGTGGGTGAACCGTCGTTGTCCCCATCCCAGGCGAACTGCCGAGCGGCCATGTATTTCTGCTCCAACATCGGGATTAGATTGATGTCCGCGGAGGGTGTTTCAGCCGCTACACGAGCAGCCAGTCCAGCCACGATAGCCTCGAGCCAGCGCTGTGGCACTTCCACGTCTTGACGCAAGTTCTCAGTGTCCATGATGTGCCGGTGACGCCACACGATGAGTTGAGCCTGCTCAGCGCCAGCAAAGGGCGCGGGCCAGATGTTCATCACCGGGCTCGGCAGGTCACGCTGGAACCAGTAGCTGTTGGGGCGACCGGGGAACACCTTGTTGCTCTGCGCTACGTAGGTGTCACGGTTCAGCACCCCGAACGGTATCTCCTGCGGCATGTTGCCCAGGGTCACCGTAGTGTAGGAAATAACGCTGGTAGAGCTAATCCGGAAGTAAGGGTAGGCCTGTGCCCCGGAAATGTCTGTCCAGGTGATTTCGCCAGCGCTAGCCGTGGCTGAGGAGCTACCGACCGTTATCCAGACCAGCCCGTTAGTCGAGACTTGAATGTTAAACGGAACCGCAGCCGCTGACCACTTGATGCCGATGGTGTCCACCACGGTCTGAGTGCTAAAGCTAACGGTATATTCTGTGCTGGTGTAAACTGGCGCACCCGTGACCGGCTGAATGACGCGATAGTTCGCGTTCAGCACTTCCACAGTGCCCAGAGGCAAGGTCACGATAGGCTGGTTCTCGTAGAACGGCAGAACCAGCTTCTCAATACACCAGCTTGGGGTTTTGATGTTGGCCATTTCAGACAACAACAGGTAAAGCGAATCCAAAGCATAGCTCTGCATTTCACCCGTTATCGCCTGGGCCGGGAGGCGGCAACGCCTAAAGGCGTGGTCTACCACCTTCAGTGCGTTGAATTTTGTACCGCTGACGTTGCCCGAAAAGGCCATATTAACTCCACATAGTAGTCAAGATGGTTGCTGCTTCAGCACGCCCCAGGATTGACGGAAATTATAGTTGATTAATTTGGAAAGCGAAAATTAGCGTTTTCCGGCTTTACCGCCACAGGCCATGCAAGACGCTGCGCCGCCCTTTTTCAAAGCGATGAGCGGGCCAGTGGGGGCTACTGGAACACTGCGCCGGGCAGGGGCAACCACCTTTGAGCGTTGAATCAACTCTTCACGCTGCATGCGCGGGGTCTCTTCAGCTTCGTGCTTGACCATGGCCTTGCGGCTGGGGTACTTCTCGCCGGTGGCTTTCTCTATGACCTTACCGCCACGCGCATAGGCGGGCTTGGCGGGCTTGGCGTTGGACATGTCGCTTGACTTCTTGCCGAAGTCGAATTCTTTAACGTAGGTGCATCCCATGGCGAGTCTCCTGAATTAGGTGTAAATGATGATGACGCTGCCGGTGGTCACGACCGTGAGGCCATTGTTGGCGGCGATGCCGTTACCGCCAAAGTGCACCGTGTCGCCTACCACCGCAGAGGCTTTGGTGTACAGCACAGTGCCGCTGCCAGCAGTAGCGTTGTCGTAAACTGTGACCGCGCCTGCGCCCGTAATGGACAAGCCAAAGAAGCCCGCCGGGGTGGGTTTGATAACGGTAGTGGTGTTGCTGACTAGCTGGTAGCCAAGTTTGTCGCACATCATGATGGCGCTCTCCTAGGGGTGAGGTTAGTAAGGCACCCCCGCCTGAGCGGGGGCGGCTAAATTAGACCGTGACCGAGAGGGTCAGCACACCGGAGTTAGACCAGATAGCGCCCGCGACCAAGGGGTCAGCAGTTGGCAGGCCCGTCATTTTGACTACGCCCGAAGCGGTCAAAGTGGTGGCTGCTACAGCGGCAGGTGTGACTGTGCCCAGAGCGCCCACAAAGCCATTGGTGGAATTGACTGGGCCGGAGAAGGTGGTTGATGCCATGATATAAAGTTCCTTACATGCAAGTGTTGATGCGGCTGTCTGCATGTCGTCAGTCGGGGCGGGACTGTCAGACGCATCGGGATGAACCCCTCTGGCGGAAAAGCCTCCCGACTGTTTCCAGAGGGGAGGCTGATTAGGCTAGGCCTGCGGGGTATTAGATACCAGCGGTGCCGTAGATGCCACGTGGGTCAGTCCAGCCGATTGTGTAACGCTCGGTGGCTTTGTAACGCATGGAGTCGGTTTCGAAGTCGCCTTCCATGGATTTCTCGAGACCACGACGCATCAACAACTTCAAGCCATCAGGCGCATCAGTCTGAACCCACCAGGCAGTGCTGGAAGTGATACGAGACAGATTTGCTTGACCTTCAGCCAGCAAGCCCATGGACTTAACGGGGTTGATGTCGTTGTCAGCTGTACCGCTACGCAGCACAGATTTCAACAGCACTTCGGCCTGGAACACGTTGCTGGGGCCAGCGACGATTTTCTTAGGTGTCAAGCGGATACGCTTGCCGTTGTTGTCAACAGCGTTGCGGATCTGGATGAGCATCTGTTCCAGCGAAGTTTGCGACAACGCGGCAGGTGTGGTCAACTGATTGCTGAACGAACCGCTAACGATCGGGTGATCAGTAGCGATGAGCGCCTTGCCGTCACCACCCAGGTACGCGCCGTTGAAGGCACGATTCAGGATGTTGGCTGCGAGGGTCTCTTTCGTTTCAATCAACGACTGAGCCAAGTGCTTGGCGTAGGTCTGACCGATACGGATGTGGTCGCCATCTTCAACGAGGACCTTGGTCAAAGCGAAGGCCAAGCCATACACTTTGTACAGGTAACGTTGCAGGAACAACACACCACCGGACTGGTAAGTCACGGCCATACCGTCTGGCAGCTCAGGAGCAGCACCGAAGCCGTACAAGACGGGTTCTTCGTGGTAGTTACGTGGGATGCCTTTTTGCTCGCGGAAGACCGCTTTCCATTCGTCAGCACGTTGGTCGTAAACGCCGTCAAAGACTTCGTTCATGATGGGTTCGACGACGGAGCGGAAGTCCGTACTTCTCATTGGGGTAGCCATTTGTTAGCCCTCCTTAGATTGAGTTGACAGCTGCTTTGTAGCTGTGTTCGTTGATACGAACGATAGCTACGATGTAGGCGTCGGTGAGTGAATCTTTGATCTCGTTGCCGAAACCGGTGATCTGGAACTGGCCAGAGGTTGTTTGGATCACACCGAGCTGGGTTGTAGACAAACCAGTTTGTGTGGAGCCGCCTGGGGAGGCCACTGTCCAATCGCACTCTTCACCCACTGCAGTTTGCATAGTAGTGGTGCCGGGTGTACCTGGATTAGTGTACTGAGCTTCGAACAAAGTCTCAGGATCATCCACCACCCAAGCAGTGATGTCAGTCGCAGTCGTGCCGGTAGGCCAGAAAGGGCTGATGGTAGGCTTGCCGCTGGCGTCATTGTACTGGCAACCGACAAAAATGCCGAGCAGTGCGATGCCGTCTGTGGTGCCTGAACGAGTACCGTCAGAAGTACCGAGTTGGATTGTACCCGCGTCAACGAGTTTAACGGGGTCACCGCTAAAGATGTTGGCAGCGTAGGTGCTTGCTACTGTGTAGGCTTTGGGGCGCATGTTGCCACTGTTGTGGAAACTCGCACGAAAGCCAAAAGGGGCGCTAGTCGATGACATGAGCTTATTCCTTATTGGAAGGGGTTGAACATATTACACATCAGGTCAACTCGAATTGAGCCGACCTGTTTTGTCCTAATTCCGAGTTGCCATCGCCACGTACCAAGTTTGTCTTAGATGCTCGGGCCTGCTGGTCCATGAATTCAGCAGTGTCGGTCAGCTTCTCTTCTTCGCGCATCGGAGCATCGTGGTGAGCTTCCTTCATGTACTTTTCGTAGAGACTGATCGGCAGCTTAAAAGCTAGCATCTCATTAACCCCGATGAATCCTACCCAGTCGCCGGTTTTAACGGCTGCGTATTCCCAGCCCGGAACGTCTTCGGGCTTTACGGCTGTGTAGCCCAGGCGCATACGCGTCTGGATAGAGTCACGAGGGTTAGTCGTGGTAAGCCAGCACAAGTGCCAGCCGGGTATCTTCGGCAAGTCCGGTAGGGAGGACTGGAAAAACTGTTGGCGAAACATTTCAACCCGCTCATCATCAGACAGCTCACGATTTTCAGAAGTCGTGCGATCCTGCACAACACGGTTATCGCGGTTATCACCAGCGGATTTCTTTAAACGTTCATCAGACATACACATGCTCCTTCAGCAATTAAGTGAATTATAGGGCCAATTCATCTGGCCCGCCAAATTAAGATTTGTTGTTGCGGTCATATTCCGCGTAACGCTTGACATATTTCATCCGCAACGTGGCATCGTCCCACACTCCGGCGTCAATCAGAGCCTGCTTGCGCTCGGGGCTGACGTAGATCTCTTTACGTGTGGAAGCCGGTGCATGTTCACGCCCTGAGCCAATTGCTGGGCCACCGCGTGAGACACGCTCGGGGGCTTCGGCTTTGGCGGGGGCGAACTTCTCGGGCAACCGGCGAGCAGCGCGTTTGTTCAGCTCGGCCCAGTACTCTTCAGTCTTCGGGTCGTAACCGTCTTTTGAGAGTGCTTGGTCGATAGCCAACACGATGGCGGAGTCTTCGTCACGGCCTTGCGGGTCATACCATTTGTTCTCTTTCAAGAACCCTTGGGCATGCTGCATGGTCATGTCGTCGATGCCGTTGTTAGCGGGGGCACGCGGGGCGGCTGCGTTCTGCTTGACAGCGTTGAGCTGCTGGGCTTTTTGCATTGCCTGGTCACGGTAGCGCATAGCCTGAGCGACGTCATCACCATTACCTACAGCTACCGCCTTGGCGATGACTTTTTCAGCCATGTCGACTTCATTCATCGCCCCGCGCAACTGTGCGTCCAGGTTGTTGAGGTCAGTCTGATGAGCGCGTTGCTCTTGCGCGGACATGCGGCGTTCGAGTTCGTCGTTGCGCTTACGCAGGAAGTCAAGCTCGGTCTTGTCCCGAGTGATGGCTTTGTCCCGGCGCTCTTTACGCTCGAGCTTTTCAAGACGTCGGCGTTCGCGAATCGCATCGCGTTCGTCATCAGTCTCGTCGGTGTTCTTGGTGGCGCGTTCGTCTTCGTCGTGGTCATCTTCGTCGGAGGCCTCCGCGGATTCAACTTTCTTTTTGAATTCGGGGTTGTCTTCGACGATCGTGATTTCTTCGTTCTGAACGTCGTCAGATTCTTTTAGTAAGTCAGCCATGAGTCATCTCCTTTCAGATGAATGCACGAATGGACAACGGATCAACCTCTACGCGGCCAATGATGTCCAAATCGTTAAAGATTACAAACAGTGCGGCTTCACCATTCGGTAAGTTCACTTCCCAGCGGTCGCCGCCGTATTTTGCAACACGAACGTAATCGCCTTCTTTGCACCAGGAGCCCTCGGGCCAACTGTCCATGGTGTTACGGTTCTTGAATGCCAGTGGGCCAACCGAGACTACCTTGGCAATCTGTGTGTTCCACTTCTCCGTATCTTTAGTCCCACTGTCCAGAATGATGCCCGACGCGGTGCGTTGTTTAGGGCTACGAATCTGAACCAGAACACGGCTACCGAATGGCTGAATACCGGCATTTACTGCCGGGAAAGCCTCCGCAATTGCGTTCTCATAGGTCATTGTCACTGTGCTTCTCCTCATCAAGGATTGAAAAAAGTATGTTAAGTGCAGCCTCGTAGCCAGCTACAAGACCGACGCGATGCCCATACTCGAAAGCATCGCGGTTTTGGGGTCGCTTGAGTGCATCAAGCGCAAAGGAGGCCTGCTCAGCCTTGAGGCGGTTGAGCAGCGCGGTGGCTACGTTCACGCAGGCGTTTTAGGGGTGCCAGGTGCAGCCGGCAGGGTCTGGCCCGTTACGGGTTGCCCCGCCGCCATGCGGTGGTGTTGTTTGACCAAAGCGCCGGTCATCGGCACGGGGGTGTTGTTAGGTGTAGGCATGAGAGTTCCTTAAGAGTTAAGAGCCGGGGTTAATACCCGTGCCGGTGCTGACTGCTACCTTCTCGCCACTCGCGATTTCAGCAGCCGCCAAGCGCAGCGCGGTGTTGTTGTCATCAATGTTCATCTGATAACGAACCTGAGTTTCCAGCTGTGTGCGCTCGTTGTCGCTCTGCTGGCGCAGCATCTCAGTCTGCATGTCTTGAGAGGCTTTCTGTTGAGCGGCCTGCTGAGCTTGTTGCAGTTTGACCTGCTCGAGCTGTGCACGCTGCTGTGAGTCAGCCTGTTGGAACTGCAACCGCGCCTGATCAGCCTGCGCACGCTGTTGCAGGGCTTGCTGCTGGGACTGGATGTTCATCTGTGCGACCTGGATAGAGTTGTCCGGCGGCATAGGTGGTTGAGGCTTGAATTGCTGAGCGGCTTGGTCGATCTGAGCCAACGTCTGTGCGAACCCACCGAGTTGTTGCTCGATGACCTGCTGCACTTGAAGGATTATCTTCATCTGCTCGGAGGCTTCGGACTCAATCAGCTCTTCTTTTTCAGCGCCCTGCACAGCCTCGTGAGCTTCGGTCAGGTAGTAGTTGAGCAGGTGATCGCGCAGGTGAGTGGCGATGGGGTACATGAAGGTGCGAGCGATGACCGGGTTTTGCCCGAACAACGGCGACTGTAGGAACGCCATGTGCACCTTGAGGTGGGTGATGTGGTCTTGCTTGGGCATAACGTACACCGGGCGACCCATGGTAGCGGCGACGTTCTCGCTGACGGGGTCGACGTTCTCGTCACCGGCTTTGGGCTGGAGTACGTCGTTCTCGTCGAGCTTCATGCTACGCAGGAACATCTCCTCCACCTTGCGCTGATCATACAGCTGGGGCATCATGGCGGAGCGTTGCAACAGGGCTTGCACCTGCGCAAAACGCTGTGTCTCGCTGAAGATTGCAGGGTCGCTTACGGGTACGATGTCCAGGGGGCCGTCAAAGTCCGAGGGCTTGATGTCGAGGTCACCGGCTTGGGCCTTGATGTCTTCCTCAGTCAGGTAAGCCGAGTTGAGCCGGTGAATGATCTTGAACACCCGACCCATGGAGCTATGCAACCGCGAGTGAATGGACGAGAACACGACCATCCCTTGCTCGATGAGCGCCATGGTGGTGCCCACGGGCATGTTGGGGTTCTGGTCGCTGAGCTTCTCAAACGAGGTCTGCACCACGCCTTTGCCCGCGTCAACCAGGAAGCCCAACAGCTGAAACAGCACCGGACTCGGGCCGTTAAAGGGGATAGGCATGGCGAGCTTGCGGATGTCATCCACGAGCGCCCCACCTTCCATCTCCACGACTTCAGTCGGCTGGAGGTTGATGGTCTGCCCGCCGGGGCCACCTTTCAACTTCAACAGCGTAGGTATGTTCTGAATGTGGGCGCTGTCCATGAGGGCTCGCAGGGCTCCGGTAGCCGCACCGCTGATACCACCAATCATGTGGGTCAAGCCGATGGGGTACGCGCCACGCCATGGCACGAACGGGAACTCCACAATGGAGTCCAGCTCCTTGCGCATTTCGTCTTCAGGCTCCCAGTTGCGGTACAAGCTGAGGGCTTTGCCGCTGGACTTGTCCAGGCTCAGAACGTAAGGTTCAACCCCGTCACCGAAGTCCAAGTGTGTATAGACCTCAAAGATCGTACGGAGCCCGTCCTCATTGTAAGAGGTGTCCTTACGGCCTTCGATTTTGTCGTTGGCGATGGTTGACTTGCTGTATTCAATGTCGCTGGCAGAGCCCACGTCGACGTCGATGTACATACCGGCCTTGACCCGGCGCGAGTACTCCATCTTGGTGACGTACTGCACGTGCGTCTTGCGCTCGGAGGTGTAGAAGTTGGTGGCCGCAAAGGGCAGGTAGATGTCATCAATGGGGATGAACTCAGCCGTGGGCCGGTGCCATTGCTGCGACCAGATGAGCTTCATGTACTGCGCACCGCCCAGGGGTAGTTGCGTGCTGAGCTGTTCCAGTTCGCCCCTGAACTCGGGCATCTGCTCGGTGGCCTGCCAGTTCATGAAGTCGGCTTTGCGTTCAGCCTTTTCTAGCTTCTCTTTGTCATGAATGCCGACGATCTTAGTCTTGACGGGGCCGTTGGCGGGAAACATCTCCTTCATGACCCGTGCGGAGAAGTCTACGCAGGCCTCGATGAGCATCGGGTGCACGACCTTAGTGGCTCCGGAGAACTGAGCGCCACCGGGGGCGTCGTCACCCATGCCCGTGCGGCGTAAGCCTTCCTCGTAGAGCTTGTCGCGCTTCTCACGGGCTTCTTTGTCGCGTTCGATCTTGTCGAGCAGGTCGCTGACCGCATCACGCAGGTCGGACTGGTCGACGTCGTCTACGATGTTGGCGAAGTGCTCACGGTTGAGGGCGTGGTCTTGTTCGTCCTTGAGACGAATGACCGCACCACCGTCTTCGGTGTCTTCAACGTCGTTGTCTTCTTCGACGAGTTCCAGCATTTCGCCTTTGGCTTCGTCTTCGTTATCTTCGAGGTTCATTTGGTCCGCCATTCGGAGCTCCTAATTTATTGAAACAGTTCCGTGCGCAGGGAGTTGACGATTTCGTCAACACGTGCAGGATTATAGCCTGAAATAGAATCATTCACCAAACCACCAGCCGCGAAGCCGGGTTTGCCGAGGTTGCGAGATGAGAATGCATCAGAGTCTGCAGGAGACAGCGCGTCAATCTCAGCACGGGTGAGGTATTTGTCATCCCACTTTTGCAACCCCGTGTTCTGCAGGTCACCTACGTCAGACCACTTACCGGACTTTACAAAGTCTTGCACCATCGGTAGGTATTCCTCGACCGGGGCTTTGTTGCCCTTGCCTTTGATCTGCTGTATGGAATATGTTTGAGGTTTGTTTTTTAAATATGTTGAATAACGTAATGAGGCATCGTCCCCGAAAGTTCCAACAATGTCTCCAATTGCTTCATAGGGGTTATCAACCTCATTGCCAAAGCGTTCTTTTAAACCTTCGAACACATCATCACCGTAATTGTTTTCAAGGTTAGCATATTCAGCGTCTGTCACGTGCTCCATAGCTTTATCGAATACATCTGAGAATTTATTACCATAAACTTCGGTGTCAGGCTTAGTCTCAATCGTCACATGGGGTTGACCCTTAGCATCACGCAGCGAGTATATCTCGCTCCTACCTTCCACCACATCAGGGCAGTATCCACCCACGCAGTGGCCCATCTGCTCGCCTTCGTACTTGAGTTGGTCTTGCAGGGCTTCATTACCTGCGTTGTATTTATCCATTGTCGATTCGCGGTACAACTTAGGGTCAGCACCTTTCAGCTCACGCCAGTGCAGGCCACGAGGGTTAGCCTCACCTGGGTATTCTTTGAACATAACTGATGCGGGGTTATGAGCCCGAGCCTGACTAGCTTCAGCCTTCTGCGCGGCCCGCCAGTCATTGATGTCAGCTACGCGCTGTACGGCCTTCTCCACTCCGTAGCCTTTCATCTGCTCAGGGGTGAGGAGCAAGTGACGCGGCAGTCCGGACTCGGGGTTGAGCGCGTTGCGGAGTTCGTCGGTGAGGTGGCCAAAGCCTAAGTGTTCCGGGCTCATTCCATAGGTGGGGGCGTTTACAATTGTCTCAGGCGAAACTTTACTCAGCCACGGGTCATTTGCAAGCGCCGTACGGTTGTACGCCGAACCCATTGAAGGGTCGAACAGATTACCAACCGTGTCGGGATATATAGCGGAGTCGGCTGCGTTCTCCCAGCTTTTTGCAGTAGGCGTTTGCCCTAGTTTCTGCAGCACGTCACCTGACATGTGATCTGTAGAATCACCTAGTATCAACCTTTGCGGACTCACATGCAACACCCCCCGCTCAGCCATCGCCCGTACCGGGTCTTCCGGAGTAGCCATCTGGGTCTTGACGTACTTTGTGAGCGGACCTTCGACGAACTTGTTCAGGGATTGCGCTTGTTCAGGGTTGTCCAAGTTCTCAGCGCGACGTAATCCACGCAGAGATTCTTCCACTGAACCCGACAGCCACTGCCCACCCTTAGGCTTGATGACGTTCATCGGTGCAAACCCTGCGGTGAGCGGATGACCGGCCTCAACAGCCCGTGCAATCTGCTCTGCGCCACCCCGAGCCACCGCGCCCGCGCCACGTCCGGCGAGTTTGGCTAGTGGGCCTAGGCCAACCCCTCCTGCGGCCCCGCCCAGCTCAGTAAATGCGCGCCCGGCGGGAGTGTCTTGCAGTTGCTGTAACGGCAGCACTTTGCGGAAGTATTCTGAGTCCGGCAGGGCGGGTTCATTGCTGACACCGGGGATGAGCATGCGGCCCAGGCTTTCCAGGTCACCGGGCAAGCCCAATGTGCCGGCTATGTAACCACGCAGGGCGCTGAGGGGTAAGTCCTTGGCGGCTTCGCGGTCTTGTTTAGCCCGGCGGGGCTTCATTTGTGGGAATACGCCAAAAGAGGCCCGCTCATCAGCTGAAACCGCACCACCCTTGGCAAAACCTTCGGGTTTAGGCGTGTCTTCCAGCTTGAACTGTGCCTTTTCGCTAGGTACGTACTCAGGTATCTCCAGGCCCAACGCCTTGTAGCCCTTGCGGTAGCCTTTGTCGTAGATAGACCGGGACAAAGCGTCCTTAGCGGCCTCAAGTTGCATGTCATATTCAAGCTCAGACAACGGGAGTTCGTCCGGGGTCATGCGGTTGATGCGCTCCAGGCTAGGGCTCACGCCATAAGGCATGTCTATCTCGAGCACCCGGCCCACACGTGAGTTCAGACCTGACAACGCAGCGGGAATAGTCAATGGTGAGGCAGACTGCGCGTTGGCTATCTGGCCGTAAAGCGCAGCGGCTTCCTTGTTTTGTAGCTTCATCTGCGGTGCAAACACCTGTTTGAACGCTTTCAGCTTGTCAAGTGCTTCATTGGTGGGCACGCCCATCAGTTTGTCCTTCAGGCGCTCTTGAGTTGCTGAATCGAGGTCGTAAAACCATTCAGGCGCTGACATGTCCACGTCAAACATGCGGGGCTTGACGTTCTCTGAGACGTAATTCGTGGGTTCCTTGAAGTTGCCACCGTATTTGTCCCACAGCTTGGCTTCTCGCCCGATAGAGCCTTCCGGGGTGCCCATGTCTTTCAGCTGAGACATGTAGTCTTCCTTGGAGCTGCCGTGGGCTTGACCGAATCGTTCTTCCAGGCCCAGGCGTTCAACGTCTTTCATCATCGTGTTGTACACATCGGGTTCGGTCTTGACCTCACGCATGAACTGTTTAAGAGACATGCCTTCAGGCACCGCCACAGACACCAGTGAAGCCCGGTCTAATGCGCTGGGGGCACGTGACATCCGCGCTACGTTGGCCATCAAGTTCATTGCCCCGGTCTTAGCCCTAGGGGTTAGCTGTGCCGCTGCGGGTTTAAGCACTGAGGCGGCTGAAGGCAACGCCTCTGCCAGCTCCGGAACCATTGTGCGTATACCGGCCTGCACAGCGGGTGAGGCGGTAGTCCTGAGGAAGCCGCGACGGGACATCGGCACGTTGCCCAGGGCCTCAACTACCTGTTCAGGTTCAGCGGCAAACAGGCTACGTATCTTGTCCAACACCGAAGTCGGCATGGCGGGGGCTTCCTTTGAAGCCTTTACCGCAGAGCGTATCACACCCCCGGCAGCGTAGCCTTCGGGCTTAACGCTGGGTGGGATTAACAACGCCCGGTCAGCCGGTGCGTTCAGCTGTGCACGTTCAGCTTCACGCTGCACCATGTCTTCCAGTTCACCCTGTGACTTAGCCTGCATACCCAGCTTAGCGCCATAAGCGTTGTTGTGCAGATCCATCAGGTAGTCGGCTTTGGGCTCTGAGCCCATCATCATCTTCAAGGTGTCCATGGGCGTGCTACCCCACTCGTACATCTTGCCGATGAACTCAGCCGGGGCCACGCCGTACTTGCGAGCGAGGGTACCCGCTACCAGCATGTGCCGAGCGGCATCGCGTTGGTCGTCGGTGCCGCCTTGGCCGGGGTACATGTCCTTGGCTACTGACTTTGAGTACGGACTGACCGTGAAGATTGAGGGAGTCTGCACGTCACGTTGTGGTAGCTGTTTAGGCGGCATAGGGGTTAGTCCGGTTGCGTTCAGGTTTGCGAGGCTCGTCGATGTCCTTGGCGCGGGGCAGCTCAAACCAGCCCTCGTTCTTCAGGAATATGACAGCTTGGGTCATGCAGTCTACATATTCATCGTGCTCGGCTACCGGGAACTTGGCGACCTGCTTCATGAACGCGTCTGCCCAGCTTACGTGCTGGCCAGGGTTTTTCTTTGACTCAGGTACCCACAGCAGTCCGAGTTCCAGCGTGGGGGCGGCTTGGTGTGCTCGGGAGACCTTGTCAGCGTTGCCTGGATTATAGCCCACTGCGGGCACCCGGGCAAGCCGCAAGTCCTGCAGCAGGGACTGCCCGCTGGCCTTGGCTTCAACGAGTATGCGATCAGGGCGGCGAGCGCGGGTGGGCATGCCCGCCTTGGCGGAGCTGTCCCCGCCGTACTCGGTGCGCCAGTCATCCACCACACGCTTGCGCAGGTCGGGGTAGGACAGGTGCTCGTCCCAGGCGTCCAGGAGCATGGCTTGGCGCTCACCCTTATGCGTGAACACACCCCAGACCTCGCAGCCCGTGGGGTCGCCGCTGGTCTTCTCGGTGAAGGCGGTGTCGTATGACTGAAGCACGTACTCAAACTGGGGCAGGCGGTCAGCGTGTGGCCAGAGCTGGAAGAACTTCGTCTTGAGTATGCCGCCCTCGCTAGGTGTGGGGTCTTGCTGCAGCTGTCCGCTAGAGCCGTACACACCGAGCAGCTGCTTCAGCTTCGTTATCTCCGCTGGCCCAAAGCGTTCCGCACAGATGAGTTCGCCCTTCTTGGTGCGGGGGTCGTACGTGCCTAGACTGGTCTTACGCTTCACGCCATCCCATTCAGCCGGTATCATGATGTGATCCCACCCGCCCAGGTCTTCCAGGATGTGCCCGCTGATGTCCTTCTGGTGCAGGCGCTGCATCACCGTGACCATTGCATCGGTCTTCGGGTTGTTGAGCCGGGTTGACCAGACCACGTCGAACCACTCCAGGTCTGACTCCCGCACTGCGTCCGACTGTGCTGCCTGTGCACCGTGTGGGTCATCCAGTATCAACCGTGAGCCACCCTCACCCGTCGCGGTACCACCCACCGAGGTGGCGATGCGGTAGCCGGTATGGTCGTTCTCGAACCGTTGCTTAGCGTTCTGGTCACCCGCAAAGGCGAACATGTGCCCCCAACGCTCTTGATACCAAGGGCTCTGAATGAGCCGCCGGGTCTTCAAGTTGTCACGGGTGCTGAGCGCCCCTGAGTACGAGGCACACAGGAACTTCTGTTGCGGGTCGGTGAGCCACTCCCACGCGGGCCATGCCACGCTGACAATGGTGGACTTGCTGTGCCGGGGCGGGATGTTGATTAACAGCCGGGTAATCTCGCCGTGGCTTACGGCTTCAAGGTGCTCACAGATAGCTTCAATGTGCCAGCTCTCGATGAACGGCACGCCGGGCTCCATAACATGCCAGGACTGCTTGACGAACTCGTACAGCGAGACCTCAGCCCGCCGCCGCAGCTGTTCAGTCTTGACCAACTCCAGCAGGAGCGCGGGCGACACCGGAGCGTTCATTGTGGGTTTTCCTCTTCGTCAAACTTCATGTGTTCGGGGTGTGGCACCTGTTGATGAAAGGTCACCGAGTAAAACTCATAAACATCCTGCATAACCGGGCCACACACAGCGCAGTAATGCACTTGAGTGTGCGGGCAGGCTTCTGCACTCATTCCATCAACCAGAAGCCCAACACTGGCAGCAGCGCCCACCAGCCCGGCAGCGTGAGTATGCTGAAGATTATCAACGTGAAGATTATCCAGTTGTTCATTTCCGGTTCCTCAGCGCAGCCGCCAGCAGGGTCAGGGCGCACATCGAGGCGCGGGCCTCTTCACGGTCGCCGCCTTCAAGCCGACCACGAGCCTTCCAGCCCTCAGCCAGCAGCTCAGCGTACCGGGCGCACTCTTCACGTTCCTGCAGCACGGCTTCAGCGATGTCAAACAGCTCAAACTGTTGGGGCTGGACGTTGCGTCCCTCAAACAGGTTCATCTTCAACCTCCGGATACTTTAGAGAGCATGGCCTGCATGTTGGCCAGCTCAGCGTCAGACAAGTTCTTGAGGTCCACCGCAGCCATTGTGATGGGTCCTCCGCCAGCACCCGTGTGCTCTTGTGTGACCTTGTCGCCGTAGACGCGAGGTTTGAGTTTAGAAGCGGCCCACTTCCTGGCATCAACCCTGAGCCGGTTACGAGCCACAGCGGTTGAATCTAACACCAGCTTGACGTCTTCGCCTTCGTATTTGGCTTCAACGCATGTTTCATCACTGATTGCGATAATCTCATCAAATAAGAAATCTGCGCGTTCTTCGCGTGCGCGTGCGTACATCGCGGCACGGTCAGGGTTTTTGTAAATCCAGTCAGACACCGTTTTATACGGCAGACCCCGACCCTCGCAGAAACCCGCCATGTGACCGCCCTTGGCCACGTGCTCGCAGAACTCACCAATAGAACCCGCCGCGTCGTAAAACGGGTCGCGCTTGGGTTTGATGTCAGCGACCATTTGGGTTGGTGATTTGACAGCGTGTTTATTTGTAGCCATTTAAATATTACTCCATATTCCAAACAAGTCAGGCCGTTTAGCCGCAGCGTAACGAAGTTTTGTTTTTACTTCTTCCTGCAAACAGCCCATGTTCAACGCACGGCTAAGATGAAGTTTCAAATAGTGAATACGTTTACGAACAGGGTCGGCTTGAATAGCGGCTGACACTTTGCGTCCGTTGGCTTGTCTAACTTCAACAGGGCACTTGATACTGGCTCCTATTTTTTGCCGTACTTCCAAAGAACAAAAAGGTTCATCACCACCGTCAGCCAGGTTAAGCATTCTAGGGCTATCTGCACGGTATTGTGCTATCATGTCCCGTTCAAGCTGACGCCAGTCTCCGATGACTGAAGACAAAACTTTACAAGAAACTTCTTTACCTTCTCGTATCTGTTTTCTCAACCACGTGTACAACGGGTATGTCCTGACTTTCTCAGCCAGGTGGGTTTTGAACCTTTGATGCACATCGTTCGTTTTACCGACGTACCTTACTTCCCCGTGTTCATCACAAATACCGTAAATTACAAGTCGTTTTGTTGTAGCCATAATTTGATTATACCTCTGTTTACTAAAACCACCGAGCCCGTTACCGAGCCCGTTAAAACCACACTTTACCAATAACCAACCAGTTTGAAAGGTCATAAGGCCAAAACTAACGGGTTTATTTTAACGGGTCTCCTTATAGTAAAAACCCGTAAACCCGTTACCCCCCTGACGAGCTGCGGAGGAGGTAATAATTACCCCTCCTACGCTCATCGAGGGGTCTGGAGAGGGGCTCAACGGGCTCGGTCGAAAACCCAGACCCGTTACCGAGCCCGTTAAAAAGACCCGTTACTTTCTTCATACCGCAAACCGCCCATTTTCAATCGAACTGACCACCGCCTCGTCCACCCGCAAATAGTGATCTCGCTGCCCCACGGGTTTCTCCAACATCACCCGCACCAGTGACCCGTCGTTGACCAGAGCCAGCATCGCACGCTCTTTACGGTCACGCCCGCCACGCAGCCCGCCCTCGTTAGCGGTCAGCTTTGAGTAATACGAGGTGGCCCGCCCACCGTCACGCCGCACCAGCTCAATCAGGTCTTCGCAGAGTTTGTTGTAGTCGTCGTTCTCGCGGGCGTCTTTGTTGTCCTCTTTGAACTGGGCCCGCTCGCCACTCTTAAGAGGCCGTGCAACGGAGTGCGAGAAGTGCACCTCACCCATGGTACCCAGGACGTTAGGATGCCGCTCTGAGTGGCTCACGAGGTCAAAAGTCAGCTCGGGCCAGCGGGTCGGAAAGCGCACCTTGGTCGCCTTGAGCACGCGTGGTGAGTCAGGATGTTCACCGTCTTTGAAGACCGTATACACCCCGTGCGCGTCCCCCGTCCACGCTGAGGCACCCCGTGGGCTCAGACCGTCAGACTCAGCCGAGCCCATGGCCTTGGCGGTGTGGGCTACTATCAGCAGCGGGAACTCCCCAAAGGACTGCTTTATGAGCGCCATGGCCCTGCCCACCTCAGCGTTGTCGTTCTCGTTCTCGAGTTCAAGCACCGCGTTGGCTGTGTCTAGCACTACCACGGGCTTGGCCTTGAACACCCCGCCACACGCCATCGCGTTGTCCACCGTCCACTCGGCATACTCACCGGCTACCTGCGCCACGACTGCGGGGTCGAGCCGGTGAGCGGGGATAACCCGCACGCGCTGTTCAAAGTCAGCTGAGTTCATTCCGGTAAAGCCCCACTGTGCCAGGCTGTATATGACCCGCTGAACCTGCACCACGGACTCGGTGATGATGATGACGTTGCGGCGCACGGCGGGCTTCATGGGGTGGTCATGGGGGCAGAGATGCGCAGCGACCAGGGCCATGGGTATGACCAAGGTGGTCTTGCCCACCCCCGGCGCACCGGCTATAACGTTCACCCCCGTTGACATGAAGTCATCGTACAGGAACTCAAACAGCGTCACGGTGCTGGCCCCTGAACCCTTAGTGCGGCTGAGGGCTAAGGGGTGGACGGCTTCCGGTGTGCTCACCAACGGCACCTGTGGTATGCCTTGACGCCACGCCCGTGATGAGTCGCGCTCGTCAGCCATGCGGAAGATGCTCAGGTAAGTGCTGTTGCCCGGCTCGTCTAGGTCATGCGCCCACTTGTACTCAAACGCCTCCAGGGTGTGGCCGGGCCGAGTGCTGCGTGTAGACCACTCACGGGCTATCTCGTAAGCCTGCCCCTCATCGCTCAGGCGACGTAGAGCTTGCAGCACTGCGTACCATGTGTTGTAGTCCTCCTCAGGGGACACCACCTTGAGTGCGGCCTTCAAATCCTCGTAGACCTGAGGGGCTACCACTATAGAGCCTGAGGACTTGCTGATAGCGTACTTGGATTCCTCCGAGTGGCCCCCTAACACTCCCGGTGCAAAGGTCGGAATGTGGCCCTCGGTCGGGTTCTTGCCGTCCTGCCACTTGTACACCCCGGAAGGCCCACTCGAGGGCTCCACCAATATATAGCCCTTGTACTTTATGTCCAAGCCCTCGCCCAGCGTACCGGGGTAAGCCAGACCCGGTTGGGCTTTGAACACCCGGTGCTCGCCCCCGCCTTGAGTGTTGGCCGTAACTGAGCTGTACAACACCCCGAGGCGTGCCTCTAGCTGGGTTAGAGTATCATGTCCACCGTTGCGGGGGTCAATGTCTAGCACCACCAACCCGGACTTCTCACAGGCCACCGCAATACCTGCTTGGGGGTGGGCTGTCCATATTTTGCGAATGACCGCAGGGTCTTTAGTGGCGCTGGTTAGGCCGTAACCGTCAAGGGGCTTTTTGTCCTTGCGGACGGGGAGCACGAACCAACCTAACTCGGCATACCGTAGGGCAAAGTCAAGGGGCGTGTCGGTTATCTCCGGATGCTCCTCAACGTGGTCAGCTGTGACTAGCGAGAGCCGTATCTGTGATGTGTCAAATCCGAACTTAGCCATGCTCACTCTTCCCCAGTGTCTTCATCAGTCGACTTGTCCTGATAAGGTCGCACCGGGAACAGCGCACACGTCAGCACCGCGCAGGTCTTTATCTCCTCGCGCTGATAACCACAGCATTGAAGGCACTTAACCCTGATGGCGGTGGAGCGTGTAATCTGGCCAAGCAATGCGCGCTGGGTGGCGAGTTTGTGTTTCTCGGGTACGCTTTGGTCAATGTAGAGTTGAATCTTCTTCTGCTCTACAGTGGTAGTAATGCGGGCTTCCTTGATGCGAGGAGCGCGTGTGGGGGCGGGTGAGTTATCAGTTGTCATAAGTTTCTCGGGTTATATTGAGAGGGGTAAAGTATAGCTGGCTCAGAATTGTTCGGCAATCACGTTCCAGTACTTACCGCTCTTTTTTACAGTCACGGTTTGGGGCTTTTTGGAGTTCTTAATTGACCAAGACATCTTGCTCGCCGGGCACGGTAGCGTTACCGCGAGGCCTCGGCTTGAGATGAACGAAAGGGCTTCTTCGTACCTCAAACCGACCGGCACACCGTCAGTGGTGAGTATTCGACTGCCGTTAACTCTAGCATTCTCGGGGGTGGTGCATACGTAGTTCACCAGTAACATCGGGCGCAAGGGGTTGCGCCGGTTGGGTATAGCCGCCGCTGAAACTTCATACACCTGAACGGTCATCTCAGCGCCATCAGCGGCCTGCTCCCCGGTCATGGGGTCAATGGGTATTAGGGAAGTCACCCCCGGTAACACCCGGCGTGGGGCTTTGGGTTTAGGGGTATCAGCTACCAAAGTGTCTAGCACCTCACCGTTACGTTCACGCACGTAAGTCTCAAGCATGTCTACCCCGCCCAGCCGCTGCAGGTTACCCACATAGTCCAGCAGTAGGCAGTTCTTTTTGTCTTTGTGGATACGGGTACCGCGCCCTTGAATCTGAACCCACAGCGATGATGAGACCGTAGGTCGCAGGCACACTATGCAGTCCAGCGCGGGGAAGTCAAACCCCGTGGTCATAGTGTCAACCGAACACAACACGCGCAACACGCCGCTCTTGAAGTCAGCGAGCATGTCGGAGCGATCATCACGGTGCGTGTTTCCGCTCAGTATGTCGGTAGTCCAACCCGTCACCCGCGCTATGACCGCCGCTGCGCGCATCGCTGACACCACGTTAGGGCAGTACACTGCGAGGTGTTTGCGGTTAGCAGCCATTGTGAGTAGTGAGCGGGCTACGGTTTCAAGCCACTCATTAGTCTCAAGAGCTCCGGTTTCATCATTGCTGAAGTCACTGCTACCGGGTGTGACGTCCTCAAGGTTCAGCTGCACTTCAGTCTCAACACCTACTAAGGGGCTGAGCCAGCCATCGGCTACCGCCTGAGGTACGGTGTATTTGAAGCACCGCTCATCAAACCAGAAGTTCCGACCTAAGCCATATATCAAACCGTCGTCCATGCGCCACGGGGTGGCGGTCATGGCCACACGTGACGCTTCTGGGAACTTGTTGAATATGTCCCCGTACATTCCGGTTTCGCCGTGGCGGTGTGATACCCGGTGTGCTTCATCTACTATGATGATGTCAGGGGTTTTCAATTCGCCTCGTAGCGCCGGGCCTATTACCGATTGAATAGTTCCGAACATAACTGGCGACTCATAGTCGTTCTGCTGTAGCCCCGCGCAGATTATGCCCGCACGGGTGTCGGTGTATTGGTAGTAGGTCTCGGAGTTCTGTTTGACGAGTTCCTGCGAGTGGGTGAGAACCCAGACCCGTCGGTTGTTATGAGCGGCCACCCTGGCGAGTTCCGCTATGATGAGCGACTTGCCGGTGCCGGTAGCTAGTTGGGCCGCAGGGTGATGCCCCCCGGCTATTGAGTTCGTTATAGCAGCGACCGCCGCCACCTGATGAGGTCTAAGTTGCATGAGCTTTCCAGTTATTAAGTTAGTTTACAGACCCCTTCATTTTGCCTCATTCTTGAGCCCGTTGTGCGATTGTATTTTCCAATCGGTAGCAAGAATCGATTCAAAAATACAATCACTGATTTTTACGAAAAACGCAGAAACAGCAAATTCCGTGAGGCATAATTCAGTCATTGGCGAAATCAAACGCTAATACCCTAACTTAATAACTGGAGTAACTCATGACCACATCTTTCAACACCCGCGCTGCCACCATGTCTCAACTCTTGACCTTCTTCAACGCCAACACCGGCGGTGCACAAGTCAAGAAGTTTGCTGATCGCCCTACCGCTGAAAAGCGTGTTCAGAAGTTGGTTGATGAGATGGCGGCTGAAGAGTTTGAACCTGCCGAAGTTGCATTCTTTGCAGCGCAACGCGCTGTTGAATTAGCTCACCCTGACAACATCGCAGCCGCAGAGCGTGAAATAGCAACTCGCCAAGCTGAAGGCGAAGACATGAGCGACGCTACTATTGACCCGGTAACCAGCGCTATCGTCAACCACTCAGCTGCCAACACTCGCATCGCTGCCATGTTAGCTGCTGAGGTTTCAGGTGACGCATGCCCCAATTGCGGCGCTACTCAAGACATCACCTCGGGCCGTGTCATCAATCGCTTCGGTCATCAGGTGCTGGTTGACGAGGGATTGTTCACATGCCACAGCTGCTCACACGAGTGGGGCGCAGCTGACAAAGCTCCTAAGGCTGCTGCCGCTTACCGCACCGTGCGTAACAACATGGTCACCTCGCTGAAACTTGATCGCCGCATCGTGCACACCGACACCGGAAGCATCTACGCCAACGCTTGCCAAGTGTGGAAAGCGGGCCTGGTGAGCGCATCGCAAGGTGATCGTCTTTCCTCAGTGTTGTACACCGCTGCTAAGAACAACGACCGCGTGGTTACCGTAGTCAACGGACACACATTCCGCTTGTTTGCTTGAGCGCCGGGGGCTACGGCCCCCAACTAACTTTATAACTGGAAAACTATGAAACACCGCCTAATTAATCTGTCTTTCGCGATAGTCTACGTTGCTTCTGTCGTTGTTATTTACTTTGACCTGTTTGTCTGGAGACCGTGATGTCTAACTCTATTTTCCCCACCCTGGCTATCAACCGAGAAGTCTCACACTGGGAAGATCACCTCGCTGACCTGACCCCGTTCGAGAACCACAACGGGCTCTGGTTCAAACGCGAAGATTACTTCGCCCCCTTGGGTTACAGCGGGCCTAACGGCTCTAAGATGCGCCAGCTCATCTGGTACATGAACAAGTTCCGCACCGGCAAGACTCACGTGCTCACCGGCGCGAGCATCCAGTCACCTCAGCTGAGCATGTCCGCTATCGTCGGTGCGCATTACGGTTTGCCCTCACGGCAGGTCGTTTACAGCAAGCCTGAGAGCATCATGCGGCATATTAACCCCCAAGTAGCCGCCGGGTTCGGCACCACGTTTGAGTATGCCTCCGGGCCGTACAACCCTATCCTGCAGCGCAAGGTAGCTGAGTTGAAACGTGATGACTCGCTGGTCGTGGAGTACGGCATCACAGTTGACCACAAGAAGTATGATGCCGAGGTGGTGCGTAAGTTCCACGAGGTCGGTGCTCATCAGGTCAGCAACCTGCCTGACTCGGTGACCCGGTTGATAACCCCTGCGGGCTCATGTAACTCGCTGACCTCAATCATGTTGGGTTTGAGTCGCAACCCCAACAACGTGCAGGAGCTGTTCACCATCGGCATCGGGCCGGACAAGCGCCCCTGGATGCTAGAGCGTTTGGCGCTCATGGGGGTTGACGTGAAGAAACTGCCGTTTGAGTGGAAACACTACAGCCTGCACGACACCGGCTACTCAAAGTACAGCGACCACTTCAACGGTGAGAGCTATGACGGCATTGACTTTCATCCTACCTACGAGGGTAAGATGTGGCGTTGGCTCAATAGCGGAGTTACGGGCGACCCCTTGCCTAAAAATGATTCAACTGCATTCTGGATAGTGGGTTCCGCGCCTAAGCTCTCTGTGGTACAACCTTTCTTTACAACTAAGGGGGTAGCATGAAAACATATTGCTGCTATTGCGG